ACCATTATAGATGCAGCCGCAAGGCTATCACCCAATACCCGAATACGTTTTGGGGTTGGTGCAAAATATGGTTTAAGCTTCACCCTTGACCTCTGTTTGGTTTCCACGATTTATGTTTATTAATGTGTTTGGTGTGCCGTCCTAACTTGCGTTTTGGCTTGGATTTAAACGTGCTTATTGCGCTATTTTTTGCCATCTAATGCCTTGATTTTTTTGCTCCAATAAACAATCGCAAACAACCCCGAAACTATACCCACAATAGCCAACACAAATGCGGCTACAGGTTGCCAAGTTTGGGAAAAATGTATAACCGTTGCACTCCCACTTACTGCGGTTGCTATCGTTGCCGTGGTGTCGTTAAACTTGTTCATCGGTTGGGTTAAAATCGTTAAATCGTTCTAAATATAAATCTTCCATTCCCAAAAAAGTGTGCAATCCGCAAGGTTCGGGAAATACCTCGTAAATCAATAAATCATCGCTGGGTTGACCATCAAATAAAATATCAACGGCAAACAATTTATCAATCACACCCAATTCAACAATGTGACAATTCTCTAATGTGGGTTTGATTTCCTCCCACTTATCAATCGGTAATTCAAATTTTGCAAATATCATAGTATTATGTGGTGATTAGAGTACAGTCAGCATCACTTAAAGCCGTTGGGTATAGTGCCATTGCTTGGATGAATACGGGTACTTGTTGCCCACCTGCTGCTAAAAATTCCATATTAGTAGTGGTAAATGCGGTGGCACTCACAACCTTTGTACCGTTTGCAAACACATCGGCAGTTGTTCCGTTCCATTTAATAGCAACTTTAATCGTGTCGGTTGTTGTTGTATGTAATGTTGTTAAAGTACCAGAAATTCTTGTAGCGATTGCTAAACGTGTTGAACTTAAGCTGGCATTACGAAATAAAATAGCATTTAATGAGCCACTACTATTATCACCAATCCAAATAGCATTAATAGAGCTATCCCTTACATACGACACATTATTCCTCAATTCCACATACCAAGTACCACCACTTGCAGAAATTAACCCATTGGTGTAAATGTTGTTTCGGCTGAAAGAATCTGCAAGGCGTGTCGCTGCGGCATTGGTTGTGTCTATCCAAGTCGTTGCAAATGCACCAAGTTCCATTTGTGGTGCTGCTATGCGGATAGTGAAATCGTAGGTGTTGCCGACGGTTAAACCCCCACCAACTGCATTGTTAATTCTTGCAGTTAATGCGTTCGTATTGGTTCGTGTAAATATGTTACGTGTTAGAGTTGACGATATTGTAATTGTCTGCGTAGCAGTTGACAAATTTCCCCCCAAACTATCACTTTCCCTAATAAAATTTATATATGAGTTTGGCGGCGAAGGTGCAGCAATTTGCTTAACCCAAAATGAACTACCCCAAGTTTGCCCGTTTGATGCAACAATTTGTGTAGTTGTTTCAAAACGCATCTGAAAAGTTGTACTTGTTGCAGTACCGCTAAATTGTATATCAATGTAAGGCAATCCATTTTCAGTGCCAATACCGACAACAGTTTGTGTTAATCCACCCAATGTTGTTCCCCAATTAGTTGGCAAAGTACTCGGACTTGTACTCGCACCTTGCATAGTGCTATTACGCAAACTATTCGTTCTCTGCGGTTCTAACAACAACGCTGGGCAACTGCCGTACATATAAGATAATCTCGGTACGTTAGCCGCAACACTACCGATTGAACCATTAGATTGCGTTCTATTGGCTACGCTATTTCTTGACCACGTTAAATCTCCGTTACCATTGGAGGGTAATTCAGCATAGGCAACATCTGCCTTAAATCCGCTTGGGATAATAAGTAATGATGCGGATTGTAATAATGATGATGCTGCGGCAACACAATCAAGTGCCTCAATCGTTCCACCATCGGCAATTACACGGGATGAATACGATGTGGCGAATGACCCCGCAAATCTTTGTCGGTGTACTCCTACACCAATTCCCACAAACATAATTTATTCGTTGTATAGGATTATTGAACCACTTGTTAGTGTAATGGATGTAATCCAATTATCATCAGGTAATGAAATAAACATACCTTGACGCAATGTTACACCTGTTAATCCCATTGTAGTCATCATTGATGTAGATGTTCTATCCAATAATGCACTTACTACACAATCGGCATTTACTACAAATCCACGAAATCTACCTGTTGTGGCTGATGTTCCTGAAACAACTCTGCATCCTGTATATCCTGCGGAGAATGAACCTGCTGCTATTGACATAATTTTATATTTTTAATTTTAATTTTGTTGAACTTGTACACCTGTAACATTGCCCACACCTTGTGCTTGTAAACTACCATCACAACACTTACGGGAATACTTGCCGTTCTTACATAGACAAGCTCTATTTCCCCCAGGCTTTGGTGAACTTCGTGATGGTGTTACCCAATGTTTACTCATACTTATTAAACGATTATTTATTGGAATGTTCTATTTGAATAATCGATATAATCCGAATGCACACAATATAACCCCCACCCAAAAAAACACACTATGTGCCGTAGTCCACGCTTGTTTCTTGGCATCCAATACAACTTTGGGTGGTAGGGTAATGGTTTGTGTTATTCTTATCGTATCGGGTTTTTGCCTTACCCATACTTTGATTTTATTGTAATGGCGTACAATCTTAACCCTAACAGAACCCGTGTCAATTTGGATAGTGTCAATTTCCGTGGTCGTAAACGTATCATGGAAATATATTGAATCACGAACAATCAATGTATCTACCTTTACCTTTACCTTGCACCAATCGGGTTGCTTTTTACACGCTTTTTCAATATGATATTCTGCAGAACATCCCGTAATTAACAACATCAATATTAATGCCTTGGCGGTCTTGGTGAATAAATCACATTTTACCACATTAGCAACTTTAACACTTGCCATGTATGTTTTAAGTTTAGCAACCTTATTTGCCTTTGGGGCGTAGGTCTTTTTTACATTAGATTCCATCCAGTATAGTTTGTAGGGTATGAGGTCGGATATTGCCCGTTGTTTTGATTAGCGGTATATTCAGGGAATAACTGCGGATAATAGCTTAAATAGTCCACCAATCTTCTTCGGTAGGTATCCGCCATTGCCCGTGTACGTTCCACCAATGTACTAATTTCACCTGCATCGGGTAATTGAGTACCTTCGGGGGTGTTCCTTACAATCCCTGCATTGCTTACCTCGTATCCGTGAAACAACAATAAATCAGCCATTGAATAATGGATTAGCATAGGTTGTACATAATCGGATACCAATGTAAGGTAATTGCCTGTTAATACGTTATTCTTAACATCGGTCAATATTTTACGATATAGCACAGTACCCAACAATTGTTGTACCTCAATATCTTGTGCCACCTTAATGAATGGCGTTATCTTGTCAATATCAAAATTACCACTTAACTGGGTGTACTTAAATAAGTCATCCTTGGTAATCAGTAATACATCATCGTTTGCGTACATAGTTTATTTATTTTTTAATGAGCCTCTATTTGGTAAATCGTTTGTTTTTACGGATGCTATATCCCATGATGGTGGGTCAAATGGTACACCTGCTCTATCTGCACTTTGTGAAGATACTCTATCGTAATTGTCCACTATATCCCTCATGTTCTGTTCTTTTTCCTCGCTTGTCAATGGTATGATTTTACCATTAATTTTCTTCCTGCGGTATGTCAATCTGAACCATTGGTGTTTACAATATACCCCACCCTTATACTTCCATATTGAATAGGATGATTTTCCTGATGGTGCAAATTGTCCGTTAATACCAGCATCCCCCATTACATCAATATCCTCTCTGCGATATGTTACACCAAGCTTTGCATTGGCAACCATATCTTTACAAAATATGCGGCTATTCTCTTGAACACGGAATGGTGCGTATCGGTATCTAATCAAATAAATACCTTTGTCATCCTTGCTTTTTTCATCAGGGTTGGCAAATCGTTTAAAAAATTCGTGGCGTGATAAATGTTGCTCGTTGTCGGGATCATCCACAGGGGATTCATCAATTAACTCCCAAACCGATTCATCGATAACTTGACCTTTGTCTTTTAAATATTCAATCCATTCTTGTTCGGCTTCTTGTGTAAATTCAGGTCTATCGGCACTCAATTTAGCGTCAATCTGTTTTAATTTATTTTCAGCCCATTGAATACCTGATTCACCACCCCATGCATCCCACATCAATCCACCACACCCCTCGGAATATGGTACATCTTTGTTTTGTTGATGCCTACGGAATGCCGCCATTCGTGCAATGGTTTCACGGGATATTGGTTCACGCTTTGCAAGTTGGTTTGCACGTTGTTTCCCTACTGGTGTACCACAATCACCCCATCCGTTTTTCTCTGCCCATTCTAATGCCTTTTTAGCGTTATTAGAGGCACTTTCGGGATAGTCGGTATATGATTCTGCCAATTGAACGGAACCCTCCCAATAATTGTAACATATTGCAGCCGCTTGGTCTTGTTCTTTACCCTCACCAACTACCACGCCAATACAACGGGAAATAAAATCATCTTCCGATTCCCCTGCATTGGGTTTTACAAAATCATACTTTTTTTTTTGGGAACTAAATCCCATTTCTTGTTCCTTTACTTCCTCGGTAACTTCCTTGCCCGATAAATCAGTAAATTCCAAAGGCTGCAATGTTTTAAAGTACATTTCCAACGATATTCCATTGGCGTTTAATACTTTCTCTACACCCTCAATAATTAATCGTTGAAATGGTCTTATAACGATGTTATCGAATAATATAGATGCACTACGCAACTCATCGGCATTATTGCCTAATCCTGTATTGTCCTTAATCCCCAACAACATTGGTGATACAATGCGGTGAGCTAACATTATCTTTTGGGTGGATTCCCTTGATAAGAATTCGTACTGATTATGAGCATCGGATAATTGTACTGGTGTTATTTCGGTTGCCGTTTCCTTGGAATCGTTAAATGATATAATTGCTCTACCTGCATTGGAAGAACCACTCCATTTGGCGTTAATCTGCCCCTCTATTGCGTTCCGTACTTCCTCGGGTGGTTGACCATTATTAAAGTTAATCAACATCGATGGTGCTAAACCATTTTTGATGTTGTTAATATGGTAGTTGCTTATTTCACATTCTAAATCTGCCCATTGTGTACCACCCTGATAATCTACTGGTGCAAAATAGTACGATCCTGTGGAATAGGGTTTAACCACCAATATACATTCGTTCTCATTCTCATCAAATCCAAATGATGCAAATCTTTTAGGTTGTTGACCTCTTTTTAATTTACTCCAATCGGCACAGAAATACCATCCCTCAATTTCACCTTTATCATTGCACCTTTCAGGGCGTAGGGTTTGAATAGGCCAATGAGATATTTTTACATAGGATTTCTTGCCCTTGGATTTAACACAATGAAAAGCATACTGCCCCAACATTTTCAAATCCAATGTAACGGCACGGATGCAATCGGGTTTAATGAGCTTTTTAAATTCTATGTATCCCGATAAATGCCTATCGGCCTTGACAACCTCCAATCCTAATCCATACACCAAATCGGAAATACCTTTAATGGCGGCATTGTTGGTTGGTGAACCAAGATACAAATCAATTAAATACTGATAATAATCGTTATCCTCTCCGTATTCAACCCAATGTTTATTCTTATGCTCTACAATCGCAGGTGCGGTGTAGGATGCAAATTGCATAAATGAGAAATTCTGTTTTATAATGTTATCCATTCGGGGCTTATATTACTTGTTGTATCCCAGTTTTTAAATGTCTTATTGATGTTTGTGGATTCATCCGACCACGTTGCCAAATACTCCCACATTATTGCATCTTGATAATATACACGAATTAAACAATTATCTAAATTATGTGCAACATCTGCAATATTTGTCAATGATGGTAAATCTAATGTAACCCGTGTGCCTTCAATTAATACATTGCTTGTACCTGATACCATAATTTTGGTATTCTTATGCCATACCTGCACAGATACACTTGCTATCCCATTGAATTCAATGAATGGGTAAAATTCAATTATGGTACTTTGTAAATTGATAACCATCTAAATAATAAACGCAAAATTAAATTATCGTTCCATTATAAAGAAAAACCCCCACCATTGGTGAGGGTCTAACCATTCAAATATGAAAACCTTAATTGAGATTAAGCGGGTACGGTGATAACTGTTAATACCTCTGCATAGGTTTCAGCATCTACGGGTGTAGGGGCTGCCTTTTCGCTACCAACAAAGGTAAGGGTATTTAATCGGGCATCACCCATCTGTGTTCCCCAAGATAGTGAACCACCAGTTGAATCACATCCCTCATCTTCACCCAATAACCAAAATTGGTCATTTCTATCCCAAAGGATAATTCTCCAACGACCTTGGTTTAAAGTTTGGATGGTGTCCATATCTAAATCACCAGCATTGGGAGTTACTCCACTTGGTTTAAAAGATAGGGTAAAGGTTTGTGTGTACATGGTATTACCGTTATCACGGGAAACGGTTGGGGCAACTTCCAAGGTTGATAAACCTTTTAATTCCCAAAACCAACCTGTAACATTTACAGGGGTAGGACTCGCACCATTGTTGATTGATGTTACCAATCCACTTGCATCTTTGGTTACTACGTTACTAAAAACATAGGGTACGAAAAATGCACCACGAATACCACCCACGAATTGTTTACATGGTTCGTATCTATTAGCTAATGTATTACAAGACATTTCTATTTTTATTTATTTGTGTTTAAAAAAAAGGGGAGGGGCTTGTGTTTCCCTCCCCCATTATTCAATCTCTATTTCCTAATTAATTAAGAAATATTTAATACAACTTGTTGAGTTGGGTTAGTAGCAATCAAACCACCTGTGAAACGCATGATGATACGCACGTTCTGTGAACCATCAATATCGCTCATGTCGATAAATTTCACTTCGTTGTAATCGCTCAATAAACCTGTACCAAAGTGTAGGTCTGATTTCAATCCCAATACGCAATCGGAATCGTTAAGGCCTGGGCACATAGTAACAGGAATACCTTGGAAATTCATTGGTTTCTCGCCAACATAGAATTGGAAATTGTAGTTACCTGCTGACAATGCGGCTTGGTAAGCTTTCATTGTTGTTGGGCCTACATAGAACTGATATCCCTCTTTACCATACAATGCGGATGGAGATGCATCCAACATTGCCTGTAAACGGGCAACTACGTTTGCACCAGTTGTAACACCAGTTGCAGTTACGGTGATAGCGGAGTTATCCAATAGGTAACCAACCATTCCCTCATCAGCAGTACCATTGTAGAATAAGGTAGTTTTCCAAATACCTAATTCAACGGCTTGTGCAACCTCTGCTGCGGTTTGTGCCAATGCAAATTCTTCAAAAGTTGCAGGTAATTTCTCAAATGCAGAGAATCCAGCCTGTGCAGCTTCCCAAGTAGTACGCAATTGGTTCTTACATAATTGTAAGTTAACCTGCTTTTCAACTGTGGTTAAAACGTATTCACCCAAAGTTACAGATGAAGAATCGGTAAAATCACAAGTTGCATCAGCAATAACGATGCTATTTTGATAGTTACGGATAACCTCTTTGTAAGCCACATTAGGGTGAACGGTGATCAATTCTTTTGCCAAAGTATCACCCGACAAAAGGGCAGCCGCAATGTACTTATTTGCGAACAAACCTGCATAGGTGTTCGGGTTAATAGTTGGGCCGCTAAATGCAAATTTATTTCTCATTTTTATTTAGTGTGTTTTTA